GTGAGAGAGGTGTTAAAGATATTTCCGGTGACAATTCCCTCTCCGCCGCCTAATGTGGTAACGTTGTTAAGAACTATGCCGGCAAAACTTGCCGTGAGAATATAATTTTCACGAATGATCGGGAAAACATCGGTGTTGTCGTTGATTGCAATGTACATCGGATGTGATGTACTTCCGGCAATTGTGCAATTTTCTATCAGGTCGCCGAGAACGTTGTTGGTCGTTCCAGCCATAATAATCGCGCTGCCTGAACTCTTCGAGATATTCGTAGTGATCGTAATATCGTGAATGTGAAAATTGCCGTTGGTGCGAACCAATCCATTCTGGGTCGCGTTCGTCATGGTGAGCGTAGCGGCAGCACGCCCAGAACTAAAAATCTCTTTTGATCCGGTTCCGGCAAAATCCAGTTCTGATCCAAACAAACAATTTGATCCTGCTGGAACGAACATCGGCTGACTGATTGCCATTACCGCTGCTAACGGCGTGCTATCGTCAGTAGAACCGTCGCATAGGGCACCAAATTGCTGCGGTGTCGCGCCGTATGTGGGAAATAGCGCGATCCAGCATTTGCCATCTGAGCTTTTTACTTGCGAACCATTATCTCCATTCCCAGCATTGAGCGAACATGGCGATCCACTTGCTTGATAAAATAACGGAGCTGCGCCAGTCGTGCTGTTGAAGGTGTCGCGCCAGACGCCATTCGGAAATGTCAAAGTCGATGAGGCGAGCAACACCAAATTGCTGCCGACGTGAGGCGTCGTGTTGGTAGGCAGTACGCCGCCCGACGTGGCTACGCATACTGGATTTAATCCTGTGCCATCGAATGTCAGATAAGAATTGGCGCAGATGCCAGGGCCAGGTAATGGACCTGCAACATTGGGCGCCGCAAAGAACAAACCTCGACTGAAAACTGAGTCGATCATATCCAATTGAAATTGCCGCATAACGAATGGCGTGATATTGCCGCCAGTATTATTAGGAAAACTTCCAAACGTCTCCGTATTCAACTGAGATTGGCTTTTGACTGAACCTGTCTGGGCGCTTGCCAGCGTGGCACTGAAAAGGAAAACAGCAATAATGATGAAGAGGCGATGAATCATGTCAGCCCCTCCACAATGCGCTGAGAAGCATATCTGCTTGAGTGCCTATGAAGGTTGCGCCATCTGTGCCGGCGATAACTTCAAGGGCAGTGACAGTCTGAGCGCCGATACCAATTGGCGGTTGATAGATCGCTGTGATCGTGCCGCCAACATTAAAAGTCCCTGTACCAAAAGACCCACTGCTCTGTTCTGAGAAGGTTGCTGTCGTCCCGGAAAACGCCGTGGTGGAATTGTAGCCAAACCCTATAGTGCCGGACACACTCTGGCTGACGAACTGAGTGGGAATTACCAATTGCGTGAACGAGAGACTTGTTGCCTCTTCTGGTAAACCAACAAACGTAATCAAGCTGTTTGCGGTGCTGCCATGCGACGGTCTGATCGTCGCAGTCGTATAGCCCCACGAAGCTGTGCTATCGCCAGCTTGCAAATAAATCGGAACACGCCAATAGGCATTCCAGACGCCCCATTTCCGGCTCTGTCCCCAAGTTCGGTAATTGCTAATCTGTCCGGCGCTTGCATCGATCAAAACTGAGCCAACGTAAGTGCATTGCAGCGCAGGAACTGTAAACGTACTTGATCCATTATTGGCAGCGATGGAGACAGCGTTGACCCAAATGCCGTTTAGTCTAGTGAGTTGAGTTGATCCGGCTCCTGTGCCGCGTGATGCGCTTGCGCCAGATGACACGGACCATGCAGGGCCGAACACCGCAGTTGGTGTTCCCGCATTATTGAACACGCAGGCATCGTAGGCAGTGCTCGCGGATTGTGCGGACGATGAGACATTGAGCGTCAATTCTGGAAATACCAAAACACTAAACGACGATCCATTCCAAATCGGTATTTGATTGCCAATATAAGGACTATAATAGACCGTCGATGCGCCGGTAATGTCATTGGCGCCCTGCACCGGGCCGCCGCCCGCAATATTCTGGAGGGTGAGATAGCCTTGCGGCGGCTGAATAGGAGCGGCACTCGCCGATGGCTGCACAAGATTGATGATATGAAAATTATTCTGCGTCGCGCTGTATGAGAGATAGACAACATTGGAAGGCGAGTTGGCGACAATCTCGCCGCCAGTCAGAGCCTCAGCACCCGCAGATGTATCCTTGACGATCTGATAGGGGCCAGACCCGGACAGAGTAATATTTGTTGATCCCGTATTGGTAGATAGCGGGATGAACCCGACGATCTGGCCATCGACTCCTGCGAAAGCCGTATCAACAACCGTAATGTTGTTTGGCGTTCCGCCTGCGAGATTTGCCCAATATGGATTGTTCTGATTGGTAGATGCGGTAATCTGATCCCAGATAGTATTTCCGAGAGAATCTTGGAGAACCTGACGATAGATTCCTGAGCCATAGACGATGGCGCAACCGTTCGCATCGAGTTGGACAGGATTTGTATTCTGATGGTTTGACGCCTGGTCGGCGTTGAACCATGTTTGCTTGAATGTACTGGTGCCGGGGACGTAATAGCCGACCGAACCGCCCGCGATCGATTGATTGATGGCAATGCTTGAGACAGAAACGGAAAAGCCGGAAACATTACCGATGGTGGCAGGTGTCGCCGAAAGTACATCGCCGGGTCCATACCCAACGCCGGCATTGACAATGGCGACAGCGGTAACTGCGCCACCGCTGACCGTGAAATTTGCCGTGGCATTGGCACCCTGACCGCCTGTAAGTGGCGCGGTATAGGTGCCTGTAGTGCCACCAGAGCCGCCTATGATATTACCTAATAGGCCAATAAATCCCGTTCCGTTGCCTTGCGGGCCGCCGGAAGTGGCCGTTAAAGCCTGGAAACACTGCTCGCCTGGAGGTAGCAGCGTTGCCTGGGCAAACGCCTTTCCCGGCCCGTACCCCACTTGCGGGAACAGGGTGAAAAACACTAGAATTAGCGCAATAGTTGCCCCTATGCGGGTTTTCATCGCATGTTTCATGTCTGGATTTTTGTGGGAACGTGTATTGCCGGCGGGATTTATGCCGGGCTGATGGACCGCTTTGGCCCCAACATCATCAAGGGCTATCGAGCGTACAAAGCCGAATGCAAAATGTGGGAAGACGCGATCAACGCAGAGCGCGCTCGCGATAAGTCTCCTGCCCAGGCCCCGCAATCAGGCCAGACAACAAATTCGCCCCGCCGCTTGAATAGCGATTGACCGCTGCCATACGCTCGCGCTCTTGCATCAGTGACGAGATTAGCGCGTCCATCTGCGGGCCTTGCGGCGTGGTCATAATGGGAGCGAGCGCAGGCGCAGCCTTAGCATACTGATCATTGATAATTGATTGGACGACGTTGTGCGGCTGCGCCGAAGGCGGCAACAAACTCATAGGCTCAGTGAGATTCAGGCGCCAACTTGGCAATTGAGGCGGCGAAAATAAAGCAGTGCGTTCTTTCTTCGGCGTCGTTTGAGAGCCGCCCACCACATTCTGCTGCTGATTGCCAAGATATCTTTCGGATTGCAATGTTGAAATCAGGCTGTCGGACTTCTGATCATCCTGCAGCAACATGCGAAGTTTCTGCTGGTTATTTGTGGTCAGCAGCTTATTGCGCAAGGTCGTGTCGCCATTGACCGTATCTCCCATAGCATCGGCGGCGGCAGTTCGTGCGCCATAAATTCGCGCCATGAGTTCCGGGCCGCTCAGTCCTTTTAGCTCTTCCGCCATTTCATCGGGCGTCAAACCGGAGCGGCCTCCGATAAAGGTATCGCGACCAGCGCTGATTTGATCGATCAATGCGCTACGGTCGGCAAATTCGCCGCGCGCTTGGTTCCATATTTGACCGGCGTTCGTATTGCCAATCTCACCGATCATCTGATTTTTCAATTTGATCAGAGAGGCGGCAGTCGTCTTATCGTTCGCACCGTAAGCCTGATCGATTTTGCTATCCAAGGCGCGCTTGACGTAATCCCATGTCTGCGTGGTCGGATAGGCTTTCTGCGGTCCCGTCGTGAAGAAATTGCGATTGATGGAATCGCCGTTGATCGCAGCGAGCTTTTCCGCTTGGTCGAAAGCTCCGGCAGCATCGAGGCGCGGAATCATGGTTTTAAGTGCGTCGGTCGGATGAACCTGCATCGACCGCCATTGCTCATAGAGTGGATCGGCCGCCGCAGCGCGGGCTTCCGTCAGAAACCGTTGATAATCGACCACATTGAAATTCGGCCCCATGGCGTTGGTGAGTGCCGCGTCAATGCGTTGTCCCTGAGCTGCCGCACGATCATTATAAGCGCCGCGCACGATGGCTTTGCCCGGTCCCGGCAGGTCGGCAATTCCGCCCGCAATATCGGTCGTGCCAGGCGTGAGATCGGCAAAGAATCCCGCCGTGCCCATGCGAGCGCGGGCGGCGGCAATCGTGGCCGGCGTTTCGCCTTCCATAGCGCCGGTTAAAAGATTGATGCCGGCGCGCGGTACGTCCGCTAGGACGCCCGGTCGCGGCCATGCGTAATTGGCAACGGCGTTCGTCCCGCTTCGCGCCATGCCGCCTAGGATCGGCCCAGCAACGCCGCCGGCAGCGCCAATCTCCGCGCCTTGGATTGGATTTTCGCCGCGAAGGGCCGCGTCTAGGCCGCCGATCGCACCGCCGCCGAATGCGCCCGTATAAATTCGCGTGCCCCACGGCAATGTAGAAGACGCGCCAAGCGCCAAGCGGCCCAACCCTGTAAGACTTAGCGCCCCATATCCCGCCCCGCTGCCGCCGAACTGAGCCAGTGCAGAAGTAGCCGGGTTTTGTTCGGAGAAATACTGATCGGCACGCCGCTGCGCGTCCAGTTGCGCCGTGAAGCGGTCATACCAAGAGCCGCCCGGCTGCGTCGAAGCCTGTAGGGCGGCTGTGGTGGCATTGATAGCCGGTCCCGCAAGAGGAAGTGCCCCAACAGCCTGCATAGGCAACCCGCGCGCTTGCGCCAGGGCGGCTTCCTGTTGGGTTGGGACAACTGGTCCCTCTTGGACCTGCGGGATCTTGCCCGGCGCGGCGCCGACGATGCCGGTATTGGTCTGACCCGGCAATGTAGCGGCTACAGGTGCGCCGCCGCCCTTTGGCGTAGGCCCCAAGCCTAGGGCCTTTGCCGTGGCGGCAAGATCGTCCGGCGTCACATTGGACGCGAAAGGCGCAGGCGCAACAGTAGGCGCCGTGATGCCAGTCGGCGCCGTTACCGGCTTGATGCCGAACATTCCTGCGGTTTCGTTGATGTCGGATTGCGATGGCTCATCGAAAGCCAGAGCGCGCGGTGTGCTCGCATAGAACGCATGGCCACCAATCTGCGCCGTTGGCTTGCCTTGGGCCCAATCTGGCAAAGTTCCGCGTTGTGCTTTCACTATAGCCGGATTGAGATAATGATCAGCGCCACCAGTCGGATCGGGCGTGTCTCCGGACCAAACGGAATCCGCAAGCGTGGTCGCCTGCTGATATTGCGGGTTTTTGGTGGACCAGCGCGACGGATTGTTAGGATCATTGCGCGGCAGATCCCATGCGGAGAATGCGCGAGGCTGCAAAACTACATCCGAAGGACTTGCACCATATTGACCGGACTCCACGCGATTTTTGATCACTGACGCAACAGCAGCCATCCCGGCTGGACCGTCTTGACCAGCTTCCGATAACATCGTGCGCGCGATCAGGTCGCGATCCTGCGGCGACAGATCGTCCGCCATCAGTGACCAATCCTGCCCCTAAACATCATTTCCACTTTTGGTCTCATTTCTTCGTTGAGCGGCTCCCAGGTCCACCCCGTATCGTCGCCGTTCATTATAATAGGAATGAGAAAGCCTATATGATTGTTGTCAAGATCATATAGACGTTTTTTCATTCTAGTTTCATCTAGAATGCTTCCGGGCGGCAACTGCATGGCTACTTGCTCATATCGTAATCAATCCACTTATTCTTGCGCGCCACCGTCGCGTTATAGATGAACCTTTGTTGGTCTTGTGGGTCCATCTTAGCAACATAGGCTTGGCGTTCAGCAGGAGTAAGATACTTGAACTGGAAAATCCTCGGATCAAAGTGATTATTGAAGTCCTGCGAAAATTGCCGAGCAGAAGCATTCGGATTGGCTTCGACCTTCGCCAGCCACGCGCTATTTTTAGCTTGGATCGCGTCCTCATTGCCCTTCAATAATCTCACGATGCCTTCATTACCAAGCTGTGACAGCGTATCGTGCGGAGAAGTTGAATAAGCAGAATTGAATTTAGCATCAGTTCCCGTTCCGCCAATCGTTTGAAACTGAGATTGCACTAAGCTTTCAGCTTGTTTTCCAAATTCTTCCTGAGCACCAATGGAACTCGGATCAAACTTCCACCCCGTCGGAAGTGGTACGTTTCTATTGACAAACGCCTTACCAACCTTCGTCCAGTCGGCTCCGGGTCCTGACGTGAATTTGGAAAGCGTATCTTGAAGATTTCCGAGAATCGCAATGCGCGCTGGCGAGCCCTCTGCCGCATTTGCCCAGCCCTCGGCGAGTTTTGTATCAATATTTGCCGCCCCCGCTGCGCGCTCTTGAAATCCGGGCGGAACGCCGGTCGGCTGAGTGCCGCGAATAGCAGCAACAGAAAGCGGCTCACTTTGCGGAGCGCCGCTCGCGGTCGGAGGCGCGGCCACGCGGGTTTGTACTTCCGCTGGCGACATGACTGAAAGACCAAGCTGTGCAGAGTTCTTTTTGATATCGCCACCTTGGAGCAAAAAATCAGAAGCCGAATTAAAAACTTCTGGATATTGCGTTGCAATCTGCGGGAATGTCCGTGACAAATTTACGATGGCATTATGCACATCATCTGGCGTCGGCTTATCAAGCCCGTTCACGGTATTTGCCGCCGCACCCCATACCATCTTGCGCGCCGCTTCCTGCTGCGCCATCTGCGCGGTCTGATTGGCAATTTGCGTGTTCTGTAAGGTCGCTGCCGGTTGCTGCGATAATGCCGGAATCTGCGCCCGCTGCAATTGCAAACTCTGAATGCCCTGCAGCGCGCCAATCAAACGCATAGGATCGCCTGTCAGCAAACCTTGCTGCGGCTGCGGCGGTTGAGGATAAAGCCCACCGAGCTCAGGCATCTACAATCCGATCATAGCCGAACAACAGACGATCATTCTCGTCAAAGTCGCGCACTAATAGCTGGACTTTAGGTGCTATTGCCGGGACTGGAGCTGCAACAAAATTGATTATTTCCTCAGAATATTCACGCCAAAGACGCTGACCAATTTTAGAATTTGGTTCAATGAACTTTATTCGAGCCGCCTTTGCTTTCTTCTCTAGTTCTTCTAGTTTTGGTGAACGCACCGCAATCGCCCACATAATATCTGTCTGCATTTCATAGGAGACAAACCACTTATAGCGGCCAATAAGTTTCAAGCCAGAACGAGGATACGCACGCGCCCTGAAAGGCGCCGTCGCACTGCCTATAACGGCCGAAACTGCAGCTATGAACAGTCGCCGGTTCATGATTGCTGCTGTCCCGAATAGTGGCTTTGTTGCATCGCCTGCAGGTCGCTCATATGATCATCCGCAGATGGTGTAGGTTGTGGCGCACCGCCAGCAAACGCCGCCGCATGATGCGCAAGCACGGCATTCCGCGCCTGCATGACCTGCATCAAATGCTGTTGCACCCAGATCTTTTGATCGTAAGGCCGCTCGGGAAATGTCGATAGTTCCGTAACGGCGGCGGTCGGCGGGATGATGCGATCAGCTACAAGCGCAGTCACGCCGTCTATGATCTTGTTTTTGATATCGGTCTTTCCAAGGTCGGGGTCTTGCATGGCCGACTGTAATTGCTTGCCGATAGCCGAAAAATGCCTAAGTGCGGCGACCGTCTGTGCATGCGTAGGCGCGGGCGGCGCTTGCGGCTGCTGTGGCGTGTTCGGCATCGCATTCGACGGCTGCTGCATCTGTCCCGGCTGCGGGATTGGTGCAGGCTGCGATGGAGCCGACAATGCGGTTTTCAGGGCACCGGGCATTAGCTGTCACCTAGTCCCCTAATTTCCCGCCACCATACAGTCCACCACCACCACCACCGCCGCCGCCGAGCAACTTGCTCAATATAAACGCATTGCCGATATTACCCCCTGCGCCGCCCAACGCCCCAGCTAGCGCATTGGCACTGCCGAGCGTGCCGGCCGCCATTGATGATCCGATTCCGGTAAGCGTCTGACCGATATTGCCACTCGCGTTATTTCCCGCGCTAGTGAGCGAACTAAGCGCGCCGGTGGCGATATTGCCGCCACTCTGGAACAGCGACATCAACGGATTGACGATACTGCCAAAACCTTGCTGGGCGACACCAGTCGCATAATCAGCCCCGGCCTTAAGTGTATTGCCGCCAAGGCCGGTCGTAGTTCCGATATTTTGAACGGCTTTCTGCCCCCAGTCCTGGGCGAACTTAAATCCTGGAATTTGCGAAAGCGTATCGGTCATATTCGCGCCGGGAGTAAGCAACTTCTGCAATGTGCTTAATGCGCCGGACGACGCACCTTCGCCTAAACTTATTAGCGGATTGGCAGCACCCAGTTCTGTATTAAAAATCTGCTGCTGTTGAGCAAGTGCCTGTTGGCCCAATGCGACTTGCTGAGCTGATGCCTTTTTAGCGGCGGATGATTGTAGCCACCCGCTACCGATCGATCCGACTGCGCCAAGTGCGCCAATTGTTGCGCCTATGGGCATGGTGATCTCTCAGTTGCCGTAGGAGTTAAATTGCGTCGGTGTCCACAACTGGAAACAACGGGTCTTTCCAGGCGCTAAACTGAAAGCCGTTCCAGGAGCGAGACCATCGATCTTGGTATTGTTGTCCGGCGGATGGACATTCAAATTATTAGCGCCGTTATTGAAAACCCAAATGTCATTGCCGGGTTGCAATGTGAGTGCGGGAGCAATTTGCACGCCAGAACCGGGCGGCACCGTGCCGACGTGATTCCAATCCTGTGTCAGCGGTAGCGCGTCATCCATTGTTAAACCAGTCGCTGCCAGTGGCGCAGTGGACGGCGTAACCTTGTTGGCGATGCCTGTACCGCCTCCCGTTCGTTGGACAAGTGCGTTTAGTAACGGAGAACCAGTGACACCGTGAGGGATGCCGCTATTCGGATCGACAATCGGCGCACGCGGATTAAATAGGGCCTGAAACTTGGAAATTGTCATGATGAGGCCCCGATAGGATCGACATAAACGCCATTGAGTGCGCCACACATTTCCGCAGTCGAACTCAACTCGATAACCCAATCGCGTGCCACACCGTTGCCTCGCCAGCGCATCATGGAGCGATAGCGCCCCGAACCTGTCATGCCCTTGGGGCGGTTATTGCCGTGGCTCGCCCCTCCATCACGAGAGAGACGAAGAGTGACGGTTGGAGCCTTAACCGTCGTTAGCGGCCCGAATCCAGAGCTAAATCCTGCGCTCCATGGACTAACGCGAAGATCAGTTCCTCCGGTATTTGGTCGCGTTCCGGTCGCAACATCAGCGACGATTGAAGCCAGATTGACGTATTTTAGTTCGTTGGTGAAATGCGGAAACGACCTGATCCATGGAATGACTTGGCCATTGTCCGTGAACGTGTCCATATCGATCTGGTAAAGCTGCCCTGTTGCCCAGTCGAGAGCAACATTCTTGCCATAAGCGTAAGCGGTAAAGGCATTGTGCGCTCGATGCAGCGTTCCATTATTATCTATCGAGCAATCTTCCATCCACTGTTGCGTGGCCTGATCGAAAGCCCAGGTCTTGTCTGCAGTCGGGAAATGTAATTCATAGAACGAGTGCCCTTCGATCTGATAAACAGACCCTATCGCATCATCAACGCGAGGATATGTGAGAAACGATTTCTCGATGGCGTGGGTTGAAATACGTTGCGCTACATTTTGCGCGTTACCGCGCATGACCATTCGAGCGCCTTCCGGGCTTTGCGATAACCAATAGACGTTGGTATCCATCTTCGCGGGGGAATACTTCGCAGCGCAGCCCTGCTCGATTATGACACCTGGCAAAATCTGGAACGGAAACGCCGTGGCACCAGCGTTGAACCAAACTTCGCTTTTCTTAGGCCCGAACAGCCATACCTCGCGCTCGATGGCCACGACGCAAAGGATGTTATCCGGCCACGCGGTTTTGAGTCCGACAAATAAGCCATCAAACGCAATATCGTCGGAGAGCGTGCAATACCACTCATTCGTGCCCGGTTTGTTCAGTATGAGAAAAGAATCAATAAAATCGACGCGATCAGAACCAAGGAAATTTGGATCGGAAATCTGTGTCATAACCCGCAGCGGCAAGCCGGTCATATTGATTGTGTAGCCTTGGGACGACCCGTCCACCAACATGATATTGGTGCCATTGTCCGCCATCGAGGCTGGCGTGCCGACATTGGCGAACATCGTGCCGATCTTGGTAAAGGTCCAATTCGGATCGATGTAATAAACTGTCCGCCCGATCACCGCGTACAGATCGCCGTTAGTTGCGCCATAAAGACAGCGCCCGATGCCGGGAATGGGGGGCTGTCCTAATGCGGCTAATCCCGGGCGAACATATTGCGTCGTCGGGAAGGTTGGTTTGGTTTCTTCCGGATTGCGTTCTGCGAAAACGTTAACGGCCCGCTGGGAATTGGCTATTAGCGATTCCGATGAATATGCCCCAGAGTTCAAAGCGATCTGCACCACGGCTAGCGAACCATGATCACTTTGAACGTGTCGTCCGTGACCTGCAGCAGCGCATTGCCGATGTCGATAACGACTGGTTCCAGAGATACTGGCGCCATCAATCCATATCCCGCAAAACGCGCCCACCTGTTATAAAGCGCAATGGCCTTTTCCACCTGACCACCCATGATCATTTCCGCGCAAGCGCCGACATGCAGATCATGGCAATCATCGTCGGGGTGCTGCGGGTCAACGCGACCATGCCGCTTGAATTCTTCCTCAAGCCGTTCATGGAAGGCGCGGCCAGATTTCTTGAGGCTCGGCGTCTTGCGTACCCAATCATCGTATCGGATCGAGCAGAACGACATATCGACCATGCCATCCTCTACACTCGGCCAAACGGCTTTGCGCTCGAACTCCTTGACCCAGCCAAAGAGCGGCGCGAACACTGCGGCAGCGCGATTGTGTGCTGGAATCCGCGTCAACAGGATCATGCAGTCGGTATGCGTGAACATCCACCGATAGGCCGCCCGACAGGCATTGCCGATCGGCGGACCAGGCTCGGGCCGTTCTTTCTTTTCCGGTTTCAAGAAGTTGGTATGAACCTCATAGACGCCAGGTTCATGCCATAAAAATAAAATGCCGCCACGTTCCGCCATCAGCAAGACATTGCGATGATCGGAAAGGAGCGGCGTAACATCCAGTGAGCCGGGGTTTAGTCCTTCACAGGCAGCGAAGCGAAATACCGCAGGATCATTGAGAATGGGATTGATCTCTGCGGCATCAAAGCTTCGCCTTACAAGGTGCGGATAGTGTTCATCCTCGATTGGTTCAACAGGTCGGGCGGCAGTGGCGGCCACCAGTAAATCTCCGCACGGCGGCGTCTGAGCATCGCCGTCACTTCGTCCTGATTCTCGTATTCCGTCGCTGGGCGAACTGGCGAGTCCGGGGGTTCCCGGCTCACCAGATAGACTTTCTGGCTCGGGTCGTACCAGCCGTAATAGAGGCGCCGAAACTTCATGTGCCGGTTCGGCAATAGGTGCAGTGACAGGCTGCGCCGCAAGCGCCTCCTGCTGCAACCGTCGTTCCCGGCGTTCGCGCTTCCAACGCTTGCCCATGCGGCACTATTTCGCCGCCCAGACACCGTTCTTCGCACAGAAGAAAAGTTCTGCGGTGTGTGTCGCCATGCCGCCAGAAAGCGACGTGCCGTTATTGATGGTATCTTGCGCCGCAGTAACCAGATTGTTCGCGATCGCAGGATAAACAGTCAAGGTGCTGGCGCCGTTGTTATAAAGGCTCACCGCCGTTCCTTGGAAACATGGCGGCAGAGCGACGCCAGTGCTGGCAGCGGCGGTATCGACTTCCAGAAGTCGAATGCCGGCCGGCAATTGCGTGGCTGTTGCCTGCGTAGTGCCGGCCGCCGCAATCGCATTCTGATAGCTGTAATTGACGCCGCCGGCCAGGCCGAGCAACCAAGTGCCGTCAATCGCCGCAAAGCCATTGAGAGGAACTTGACCTGTGACCGCGAAGGCCGTGCCCATTGCCGCAGCAATCAGCGCGCCGCAGATGAATGCAGCAATCGTTTTCATCGTAGTCTCCTTGAGAGGGGATTTAACCTGCGGAATCAGAACGGTAATTATACCAACCGTCACCGCCGCGTTGCAGTTCGCGCGGCATCCGAAGAGTCGGAATCATCGTATTCGCCTTGCGAATGATGTTCTTGCCCTGCGCGGCCAAGATATTCAGATCTGGATCGCGCGGCAGTTGGAAGGCGACGCGGAAACGACGCGCCATGCACCATTCCAGAGCTGCTTCGTATTCAGGAGGGAACGTAACTGTCTGCTCAGCGTTGATAAAACGCTGCAGCGTTTGCTTAACAACAATATGGATTTCATAGATAGACGCCTGCGGTATCGGCCATGGCAGCAAGCGCGCGGTCGGAAACCCCGGATCATAGAAAACCGCCGCCGAGAACGTGCCAAGCGATTTCAGGCGGATTGCCGCGTAATCCTCGTAAGCATCGATCACATCAAGCGGCCAATCGAAAGGCTGTTGGCCGCCCGGAGCTGGCGGAATGCCAGAGCCAACCTGCCGCAAGAATGCGAATTCCAATCGGTCGGGCGGCGGATTGATATTGAATGCTTGTTTAAGCCCGACCGGATAGTAATTCGCGCCCGTCGAGGCCACGCCGTAATCGACCAACTGATAGACCATGTATCTCTCGTGCTGCCACTGAGAGATCATGCGATTGGCGATGCCGAGCGCCTTGTTGAATACGGCCTGTTCGACCGCCTCATCCAAGCCGACGATGCCGCCCGTCACCAGAGCGTCAATGATTAACGTCCCGACGACTGTCGGCGGCGGCGCCGCTGCCGGCGGCGGCGGCGGCGGCGTCAGATACGTCATTCGTCTAGGCCAAGCTCACTCTTGAGCCGCGCATTGCTCCAGCGGCCATCGACCTTGAGGCCCTTTTCGTGCGCCAGAGCGAGCAGAGCATCGCGTTCGGTATCGGCCTGCGGTTCCGCAGCCGGCATGAGGTTTTCCGCCGTCAGAGCCTTCGGCTGGTTCTGCGCATTGATCGCCGCCATGACAGCCGCAACCGTTGCCGCGATGGCATTCGGATCGGCCGCATTGCCCTGCTTCTGCTGCAAGAGGCCAGCGACCAGAGCCTCGGAAAGCTTCTGCGTCTCGCTCTTAACCGGCAGCGATTTGCCGGTCATATCGATGCGTTTGACCGCAGGAGGGACAGGCGACCATTCCGGGCCTAGCGCGATCACCTCTTCCTTGCTGTTGACGACCTTCACATCGAGCGTCGGGTGATACATGCGGGCAGGGAAAGGAATGTAACGATATGGCCGGAAGTATTGCCGGTAATGCTTGTGCTTCTTGAACGCGCCGTAATCGTTAACATGCGGCGGTTCGATGTCCGGCTGATATTCCTCGTCCGCCGTGCTGGGCGCATTGGTCCACACGCCAGGCTGCCAATTATTGGCGGACTGGCCTTCGTTCGCGATCTCGGGATCGAGGTATTCGACTTTATTCGACATTGGTCGTTCCTTGTCTTAGCCTTCTGGCAACAATTTGCGCGACGGCAATTCGGTATCAAGCGGCTTCGCGGACGGCGCAGTATCAGGCAGCGCAAGACCATCCTGATTGATCTGCTCCAGCAGGCCGCGCGCAACGAGCAACGCCACGCCCGACATTACGCGCTCCATCATCGGCCTGGAATTATCGACCAGATTAGCCTTCAACTGCTTATTCAGGCCGCCGTCGATGTGCTCGAATTTGTCGGGCATGGTGTCTCCTCTACTGATTTCGTTACCGGCTTTTAGGACGGTCCCGTTCGGCCGCCGCACGTTCGTTGTCAATGCGGGCCTGTTCGGCAAGAGCTTCCGCCGTAGGCATACCGTGCGCGTCAACGGCTGCCGGGCCGGTATCGACGACATGCGGCGCCGGCCTTACCGGAATGGCCACAAGCCGCTGGCGTTGCGCCTCCAAGGCTTGTTCCGCCTGGTCAATCGCACGTTGCCGCTGTTCGTTGATGATTTCCGCGATACGTTGCTCGCGGCCGTCGTCCTCGTGGTCGTTCTTCTCGCTGTCGTAGATCTTCTCGGCAGCCTGCCGCTCGGCCGGGGATACATAGGCTAGAGGTTCCGGCTCAGTATATTCAGCCAGTGCCCGCTTTTCATCTTCCTCATCGGTCACGAGGACGGTAAGGGCATTATCAGTGCGGCGGATGTGATACTCGTAACCGGGAACGCTAACGACAGTGCCGGGCGGCACGATGAGATTGCCGTCAATGGTTTTCAGTTCGATCTTTTCCGCGTCGTCCGGCACTGGACCGTGATGGATCACATGCACATGCGAGACGTGCGGCGTGATCCAACGCGGATATTCCGCGCCAACGTCGGGATGCGGAGCGACCGGAAGCGGCTCGATGCCGATGAGCTTGCCGCTCGCTTCGTCGCGGGCAAGATCGCCGACATAGTTCGGCGGGATGACCGGCTGCTTTTGCGCGACTTCAAACATGGACAGTCTCCTTTAGATGACAGCCCCAATCATGAAACGATAATCAGGTTATTACGTTCCATGATTGGGTGAAGACTGGCCTAGCGTTACAGCGAATCGGCAACCACTGAGGCCCACTCGGCGCGCGGCCAGAAATATCCGAAGAGAATATCTTGGCGATCCACCGGCTGGTCTGTCGAGGGCTCATAACAAACAAGAGAGCGGATCGAGCACCTATCAAATTCCGCACGCGATGCTTCGACAACACCCTTACCACTCGGCGGCATCCACAGCGGCGCGATGACGAGTGAAACCGCGTCGCGTTGGAATGCAATCGACTGGCGATAAGTCACCGACGCATTTGCGAACGGCGTGATGACGGCGTTGTTCGCGGGAGAAGCCGTCACGGTCATGTATGCCTGCGCCGTATAGGGAAGATTGGCGTAGGGCACTTGCGAGAGCGGCGGGATCAACGCCGGATAGATCGGGATGGAAGTGCCGCCAGCCGGCACGTTGGCAGTCACGGTGAACTGCCGAGGCAGGCCAGTGGATGCGAACGTAGTGCGGTTGACGGCGTTGACGCCCGCGATGCTGATCACGTCGCCCTGGTTGAGAGTGCCGGTAAGCGCAGTGATCGTGATCGCTGTTCCGGTCTGATTGGCACCATTCACAGTCGCGGTCGTTGCCGATCCGGTCGTGTGCTTGATGACGGTCTGATCGCGGAACATATCGAAACCGAGCGCATTCTTCATCGTGCCGGTTCGATACTGACCCGAGATGGCGGTCGCCGGATTGAATTGACCAGCGAGAGAAGTCACCAGCTTGGCATCGGTGTGCGGATCGTTGGCGAGCTTGCGCGCGTCCATCGTTCCGAGATCCGGCGCCGAGTTGTCGTCAAGCAGCGCGCCGGCATTGAGCACCGGAGCCTGATTGATCGCCAGGATGTTATTGTTGGCGTCCACGTTCGCCGCCGCATTCGGGATTGCTCCCTGCGAAGAGGCCATGAGCGTCTGCGCCACGTTGCCGGCCAGCTTATTGAGGCGCGGCATGACGAAGCGTTCGGCATAGTCCTCAATCGAGAGCGTGCGTTCCGCCGTGGTGAAGGCGATGTCAACGTGACGCTGGGTCGAGACCGTCAGCACGACTTGCTGTTCGATGGTGTCCTGCAACGAAATGCCCGGACCATCGGTCACGGCATAGTCGTTGGGGATACGGACGCGGAGCTGTGCGCCGATCTTGGCGCCCTCTTCGCCGAAACGATCGTCGTAGTCGCGATTGACGGACATAAGGAACATATTCGAATTCAAGAACAGCGGCACGGAATAGCGGGTGATCATGCTCACCGTGAGCAAATTATTGGCCATCGGGGTGGCCTCCTGTTAGCTAGGCGCGCAGGTCCTTTTCCGAACGCGCGGATGTGGGAAGCAGCCGAGTGGCCGCGATGTCTGTCAGCGCCCGAGTCTGACAAAGGCGAAATGGCGGGTCTGTGGTTTCCCGGTTTTCGATTTCCGGTTCGGATCAGTGATCAGCTACCGCGTCGCTCGGGTCGCGGAATTTACGAGCGCGTATCCATGCCTGTCGCGCGCATGTCGGCGGGCGCTTTGCCAGTCAACGTGAACGAAAGATCACGCGGTCTTCTTCCAATATTTTGCTTTGTACCACGATTCAAATTGGGCATCCGACATTTTCGCATCGCCTTCCGGCGTCATCGGATTCACTTCCGGTTCTGGCGCACGGCCGGCAATAGCAGGCTTCGGCGCGGGCGCTTTGCTGATCGCCGATTTCGGTTCGGCCTTCGGCTCCGGTTCGGTCTTCGTATCAGCAGCAGGCGCGGCCTGAGCCATGATCATCCTCGTGATTTCAGCAATGCGACGGGTCGGCGTCATGCGGGCGAGTGCCACGGCTTTCTCGCCGTCCTGGGCAATCTCAAACATGATGTCGTGAGCCTTGGAGCGGTCGATATCCATCACATTGGCGACAAATTCTAGGCTGTTGGCGCCATAGGCATCGAGCGCCTTTACGGCCTGATCCCATTTCTGGCCGTAGGCAGATGCGCCGGCTTGGCTGACAGTCTGCAGGTCGCGTTGGAATAGGAGTTCGGCGGCTTTGGCTTCCACCGCTGTATCTGGGGCGGCAGCGGTCTCAGTTCTGCGCGCCGTAGTATCGGCGGCAGGCGCCGTTTCTTTGGCCTGCAAACGCCTTGCGAGTTCTTCGGCGTCCTGAGCGCGCTGTGCGGCGGCGCGGGCTTGGGTTTCTGCAGCCTGCCGCTTGGATGTTTCCTCGCCAATGCGCTCGAGCGCCCATTTCGGGACTTCGGCCTTGGGTGCGGGCGGGACGACGGCGGCAGGCGCAGGGTCTGCGGCAGGTTCGTCAGCGGCCGGTTCCGGTGCGTCGGCAGCGGGCGCCGGATCGGCTACCAGCGCCGGTTCGGGAGCATCCGCCGCAGGCGCGGCAGGCTCATCCGGCGAACGCAGAATGGACGAAAGATCGTAATTGCTCAGAAGCTTCATGATTGCCTCAATGCTTGGTCGCGGACGTGCTGCTTAGGAGCCGATTGATCAGGGAGGGGCTTGGCCGCTCGCCGAACTGTTCGGCTATCTTGTTGTTTTCGTATTTCTCGCCGACGAATTGCTGGGTATTCGGCGCGAGTTGGATTGGAATGTCTTGCGATTGTGCACCCAACGTCGCTTGAACGATTAGCGCCTGGTGGATGCGGTATTTATCTTCCTCGGCGACCTTCGGGCTGGTCAGCATTTCCGTATAGAGAATGCGGACATGCTCAACGAAATGCTTGGCATTTGCCTCGACAAAACAAAGTTGCGGATCGCGCCCCGCGCGCAAGCCGACTTCGGTCCATGCGCGGCGAAACTTCAAACTGCGACATTGGTCGTAAAATTGCCCCGCATACTCTTCCGCATCCTTGCGGACCATATTGAGAAGCTTGCGCACTTCGCGGTTGGAAAGCCTTTGGCCGTCAACGATCATTGCGCAACACCGCTTCGCTTGGAACTGTGACCTGCACCCATCCGCTCGAAATCGTCCACTTCGGCCCCGGCTTGGCCTTACCGTTCAATTCCGCATTCAAATGCAGAATATGCCTGCGCGCTTTGATCAGTTGGTCGTTGACCGCGATATGGTGCCATTGCGATCTGATCAGCGCCTCGTTGGTCTGAATGACCATCTTGCAGAGCGATTCCATTTCATCGGCGGCGCGGCGGATGGTATCGCGGTCCATCTTGGCGAGGCCGGAACTGTCCTGCGCGATGATGCGCAATTCATCGAACAGGTCGGTCACGCGCCAGAACCGTTCATCTGGGGCGCGCTCGCGCTTTCCTGATCGATATCAGCCTGATTGGCCTGCGCGATGGTGTCGTAAACATGCTGATGGGCCTGCATCCCGACTTCATGTTCCATCTGCGCCTTTTGTTGCGGCGTGAGCATGGTTTGTGTCAGGAATCGGATTGTCGCTTCCATGCGCTTCGTATCGGCGTTCTGCGCTTCGATGTCGCGTTTCTCATCGCGACCACGGATTTTCAGTTTTTCGTCTGCCAACTTGGTCATAAGCTCGGCATTGAGCGCAGTAAGGCGTTGCATCTGCTGTTGCAGGGCGATCAATTGCGGCTCTGCATTCTCATCGAATAGATAAGGCTTTGTCGCCTTGATTTCTTTCTTTAGCCGTTCCGCGATCTCGAGCGAACCAGGGAAATCGCCATACTTGAACAGCATATCCGCGCACGTCGCGCTAAGTTCCTTGTTTTGCGCCAGCAGCATCGAGATCGCATCCCAAGCTTGCTGCCGCTGCGTCGCAAAGTTCGGGCCTGGGTCACTTACGATCTCATATTCGCCGACGCAGGGATTGAAGATCAGTTCTTCGGCCGTTTCTGTCTCTTTTTTAATCCGCTGCAATGCCTCGACCGCATCGGGGTCGATAGTAATAATCTTCTTGGTCAGGTCTTCGCCTTCGACGTGAAGAATGCGCTTGGTATCGTAGAGCTTCGGATAGATGCCGATCAGTTGCTTACCGAGATAGCGGTACATATCGTACTGATGCTCAGTGAAGTGATAGGTGGCAACGTCGCCTTGGCGCTGGCGGGCGTTGATCGCCTTGCCCGATGCCGCCGCCTGTTGGTCAACCTCTCCCATCTTCGACTGGTATTGGCCGGTGACCATCATGGCCCAGCGTTCGGCGTCTTGCATTCCTTGGGCAAATACCGGAGCTACCTGCGGCGGTTCCTGTCGCGTTGGCGCGGCAACTTGCCGACCCTCTTCGCCCTCTTCTTGCGCCCAATCGTCGTAAGCCAGATAGGCATAATCTTCGACGTTAGCGGTAGCCCATTCCTTTTCGTTCGTCTCGAATGCGCGAACAGGGCCAATATATGGCGTCTTGCTTTGCAGTGCTCCAAATTGGACTTGGCCCGAGGCATTGTAGTTCAACATCTGCTGCGGCGAGATTTGCGCGCGAGTATGGCCTTTCAAATCCAGCTTGCCGTCGATCATCGATTTCAGGCCGTAGAGCGGAATGATCGGGATGTACTCGCCGATCCAGCGCGTTTCCGGCTTATCGCCGCGCTTTAGGATGCAATCGCCGCCAACTAGATACCAATTGACGTGCTGCGTGATCACATCCCGGTATTTGCCGTCGATCTCGCCATTGTCGATTTGCTCGATGACGCGATCAACGATTTCGGGACCGGCATCCTCTTCCATATCTGATCGATGACCGGAGAAGAAACTGCCGTCGTCCTTTTGGAACGTAATCAATTCATCGTTCTTGGCTTCGCGCTCGTAATACATGGCGACCAGAACGTGCTTGTCATCGAGCCAATTTGCATCCTGGCCAAGCGTGGATTGGCCGATCTTGTTCTTGAAGCGCGAGTATTCCCGATTGAAGCGATCGCGCGGCATCTTGTCGAAGATAAAGCCGAACTGCGCGTCGCTGCCATCTGGTTCTTTGGTATCAGGATCAAGAAACACAGCGCGCGGGTCCGGCGCGACCTTGATATAGACATCCTGATCGAACGATTTGGTATTGACGTAATCGGTCTCAAGAAACAGATATCCGATTCCGCCTTCAACCTGATGCGTGATCGCCGTGCGATAGGCGATCATCGCCGATG